CAGCAAGCTCATGCTGGGGTCATTATACGTGTCGACACGGCCAATATTCATCCATCCGCAGAGGTATTTCAGCGCAGATGAGCAAAAAAATTCTCGACCGTCGCTTCTGCGTCGCCCCGATGCTGGACTGGTCATACAACCTGACATTCTATAGTTAAATCAATAAATTATAATTCTACCTTTTACTAATGTAGCAAATATTAAGCATTTTCCGTTAGAAAGCACACTCGTTTTATGGCTAACTCAGCCAATAGATGTATGCTAATTCTACATATAAATGTGCGGGAAAGCGGAATATTGCCGCAAAACACAATCACTGAGGGCGTAGTGAAGTGAGTGAAGATCACCCAGTCTATCCAAAAGTAGAGCCTGGAACTGACAAAGCTTATAACGTACTGGCTGGTATCGCGGGATTATTCCCCAGTGGGCAATCAGTGCTGAATGCACTCATTACGTCACCTGCCCAGAAAAGGCTTGAGGCTTGGATTCAAGCTACTGACGCAAAACTAAGGGAGCTTGAAAAGGAAGGCATAGATTTGGCACAAGCCTTTAATGAAAGGGAACTACTGTCCGCGCTGAGCCTCAGGTGCTGTCGATCTGTAGGCACCACAAGCCAACCTGAAAAGCTCACTTACTTCCGCAATTTTCTTATTAACACGGTAAAATCTTCTACTATAAGCGATGATTTAAGCTTCATCCTTTACGACCTGATTGACCAAATAACACCTTCACACGTAAAAGTGCTTCACCTCCATATTGAACCGGCCGAATACGCTAGATCAATACCTCCTGAGACTTTTACTGGCCAATTTGAAAGTGTCAATGGGGTTCTGATTGGCAAAGCGCTTGGAAGCACTCACTCGGAATTTTGGGACCACATATACAAAGACCTAACAAATAAATACGGCCTTCTCTCTTCAGGCAAACGACCATTTAAAGGTTTAACGTTATACGGAACGCCAACAAAACTAGGGCTTGATCTTTTCAATATGATACAAGATCACCAAAAAAAGTAATTCGCCTAGTATTAAAACCCTAAACTTAAAAGCAATGCCCCACTCCAACCACAGCAAATTCCAATAACTGGCGACATTGCACACTAGCCAAAACCGCAAAAAACTGTATATTCATACAGCCATGATTCAGCTTCGATACCGATACAACGCCGTGTTTAAAACCGTCAGCGAGGCCGATACGCCCTGCTATGAGCACTTGCCCGTACTCACCAAAAGCGGCGACTTTGAGCGCGTGCCGTGGCGCGGGTTTATTGACATTGACGACGCGCTAAAGATCGTCGGCGCCAAACCGGTGAAGCTGGACATTTATCAATACAGCACATCAGTCGGCGCGATACCTAAGTGGCGAAACTTACCAGGGGGCATGGCAGTTCAGGGATGCCTGACTAGCTTAGGAGTTTACGCAGTGGCTGATAACGGCCGGTTACGGCTTGTGCCGAGGCCTTACGCAGAGTGATTCCGGCTATTTCACCCACAAAACAGCATTTCGCTGCAAAAAGGTTTCCTTACCCGCAATCCGTCTACCTCGCCCACGAATGTACTCACCACCTGTGTGCGGCGCTGAAAAGCCCGCGCAATAAGGCGCCAAAAATAGCGCGGTTTTCACCCACCACTTACTCACACTTTATCCACAGCGACCCACAGCTTCTTGTGCTTGAACTTCCTTAGAAGGCACATTATCTTGGGGCAATACAGTTACTTTGAGGAGACATACTGGCGCATAAATTTGAAAAGATGGCCCCTACTGAAAGGGGCGCAGGTTCTTGGGTCTCGCCTTCGAAAACTAGGCCCAAGGTGTTCACGCCAAATAATAGCCAATCAGTTGGCATTTGGCTAGCCCGAAAAGGAAAGGATCAAATATGATTACTGCAATCGTATCTCAGGTGATCGCAGGTTGCTTAGTGCACATCATCACTGCACTGCTGCCATGCCTTTGCGAAAGCTTAAACTGGCTACACTTACTAACCACCTAAAAACGGAGTGAGCCCGAGGCATCATCGCCTGGGCTCAAACATGACTGATCACGGAGGATCTAGCATGCTGTTTCTTATGCGCCGCCCAGGCGAAACCTTATATGTTGGGGACGATACGACCGTTACCGTTCTTGACGTTATTGGCGACAAAGTGGTTTTAGGGGTTATTACCCGCGAAACCGTTACGACTGACCCGCCTCACCGCACAAACAACCCCACCACCAACTTTAATCAAGGGCTCTGACCCCTTTAATTTATAAATCAAAGACTTGACCCCGGCTTTTCTCTTACGCGATGCATTTAACGCGCATAGCATAAATTATAAATCTGACCCTATTAATCAATATTATCGTAGGCGATTAAAACCGAGCTGATAACTATCACCCTGAAGAAACGAATCGTACAACTCGACGCAGTGAGGCGAGAGCTTGGTTGCAATTGCTCTTGTCGACCCCGACGACCTTAAGCCAAAGTATACAGCGCTTAATCGACCTGGAACATCAACAAGCTCTCCCTCTGACTTCTTATCAGAAACTACAAAAACCCTCCACTCTTTCTCGTATGCCCAATCCAAGCTCTTAGTTAAAAATACGCTTCCACTAGCTTTGTTTACATTAACGAGTAGATGTCCATCGAAATTTACATCTATTTGGTTTAACAATGGCAGTTCTTCGCGATATTTAACTTCCATAAACCTACTTCTGAACTCATATTCGGGTACTTCATACTCTAAACATATGCCTCTATGATTATCCGCATAATGAGCCCAAAGAAGAAGACTGCTTTTTTCCTCGCTAAAACAACACACCCTTGAGCTTTCTACATGCCTATCAAGATCCTCGCGACCAGAGCGGTTAACATACATTCCCTCAAAGGGATCATTTAACAAATCGAGCCGAGAGTGCCATGCACAACCACTTAGAATTTCAGAAAACGCACCAATATTAGCGAATCTATACCGATATAATTTCAAAATCGACTCCATGATTTTTGAGCACTATTCCTACAGCTTAGGAGTCTATTTTACCTCCATGTATATCAGTCTACTCCGACTACAAAAATAACTACAAATCAAAACGCCCTGAATACCGCGCCCACTCAGCCGCTACAACTTCCGCAAAAGTCCGGCTATCAACTTCGCCGTCCCAGAAGCCAATTCTGCCAAGCGTGCCTTTGTAGCCTTTGTTAATGTATCCGGGCTGATAACCAACAGACGGTACCGGCGATCCAGTCGATGGCTGGTTAATTGAGCCGTCAAACGCCGTTGTGCTTGCTCCGATTAGTGCTCCGTCTAAATAGCGGGAAATTAATTTATTACCGCCGCTAATTTCAATGCTGCAAGCAAACTGGTGCATCGTTGTTGTGTCGGCAATCGCTGCAGGACTTGGATAACCGTAGCCTTGCCCGTCCATGTACCACTGCAACGATGTTACTGCCCCACTACCTGTATCCGCTGCGCAGGTTAACAGCGCTTGATTTTCGGTTGACGTACCATTTGTATAGCCAGCAATCGGCGCGCCAGTCGAGCCAGCTCCAATCATTTGATCTTGCAGTGCGTCTACAGTCGTCCAAATAATCCAGCCAAATTTGGTGGCGTCAGTCGGCATTTTAAAGCTATCAGGTAGCTGTATGCGCTCTCCCGCGCCAAGAAACCGTAAGCCACCTGTAATTATCCCTGTCGCAAAAGCCGACAATGTTGTCGCTGCATCAGCACCGTCAACCAAGTTCAGTAAATCTATCCCCGACGCTAGCGCCCCTGATTTGCCATTGCGCACATAGTCATTCTTAAAATCGAACAAGGCAGGCATTCCGCCATCGGTTTGGCCGATAATAATGTCTCGGCGCAGCTTGTCGTTGCTAAGCCCAGATACAAAGCCAACTTTTTTCTCTATAAATGCTGCGGTCATATTAAATCCACCCTAAGTTTGTGAGTTTTTCGATAATTGCGTCATGGATAATCTGCTGCCCAGCATCGTTATGATGAGTACCATCAGCTCTTAACGAGGTAGGCACAATATCGTCAGCATAGTCGGCCACATCTTGCGCGTCACCGGGATTGTATGCGTCTACCAATATGCGATGTATGTCTAAATAAGCATCACCGTAGGCTGCTGCAAGCGCATCGTTGACGGTGTTCATATTTGTATATTCGCTAGTCCCTATTCCTCCACCTGCGCCGTTCACATTGCCGATCACTAGCACATATTTAACAACGTTTCGGTTACGCTCAAAGCAGGCGGCATAGTCCGATATAATTTGCGCAGTCTGAGAGTTGTTATTGCGCCCCATCCAAAGCGTAGTAAGCACGCGGTCACCGTCGCCAACATCGACCCGAAACGCCGTACCGGCTGGGCAACTTACAATCGAGCCAGCAGTTGATCTTGTAAACGTCATTGATGTTGGTCTCCCGCCACCATCGTACCCAACTGCTGCAAGCGAGCCATACACACCCGCAAGCCATCCGTTATACGGCCCCGGCCCTTGATTGGTTATTGGCGACGTGTCCCACGCAGTTACTGTTACGGCACCACTAGCGGGTATCTGATTGCTCGCAACAGTTAGCAGGGCAGGCACCGCATCAATTTTCGCCGCAATTTCTGGCGAGGTCTGACCGCCGTGGCCAGCAAGTATTACGGTCTTACCTAGCGATGTTGCAAGCAGTGAGCGCCACCGCAATGGTATTGACGACGCCCCCGAGCCTGCGGTAAGACTATCACCCACAACACAAAATTTACTGGGTAGCGGCAGCACAGGGTATACATCAGTGTTTTCGTTTGCGCTAATCGTATGCCACAAGCCACCAACTGCAGCGTCATTGTCAGACGACCAAATAATCGAATCGTCATTTGCTGTAAGCGTCTTGACGTTTGGCTGCGCGTTGATACTGCGCAACATAAAAGAGGACTTGGCTTGCAAAAATACAGTGTCGCTAGAGGCTAACCTGTAAGCTCGATCAAGCGCGTTTTCAGCATATGCCGATATACTCTCGCTTATATCCGGGTATTCTGAGCCTCCCTCATCAACGGCGCTCAAAATAATATAGTCATCGTCACACTGAGCAAATTTATAGCCACACAGCTCAACCTCATAATCCAACATTGGGGCTAAAGCCGCGACCTGGTCGGCAACCGCGTCATAATTTGCAGCCCCAAATTTAACTCCGTTTTCGTTAATCGAGGAAACAATGACATAGGTGTCATCGATAGTTGCCTGAGCATAACCGCATAGCTCAACTTCGTAAGACGGGTACAAACTCGTTATCCGAGCGTTAACAGCATCCACTGCAACCACACTAGGGAGTGATTTATTTGTTGCCGTCGCAACCGGCCCCGCCTCAACAATGTACTCTTCGCGAAATAAATCGTCGTCAGCCGAACGCAGTAAAAACGGCTGACCTACATCGCGATTAGGCGCAATCACCGCCGTTGCCGAAGCCCCCGACAAACCAGACGACGCCGCAAAACTTATCGCTGGAGCCGAGGTGTAGCCACGACCACGCGCTGTGATTTCATAAGCGCTAATAGCGCCACCAGCAACAGTGAACCAGCCAGCCGCGCCACTGCCGGCACCGCCAGAAAATGCCAAGGCAAAGGTGCCGTTAGTGCCACCAGAACCAGCCACCAGCGAATCTAACGAGTACACTCCATTGCTTAATGCATCAGCTGTGCTTGCGTATACTTCGCCACCTGCCGCTGCAGCTTCAGCCGAGGCCGCAGCATCGACTACGGAATCAGCAACCTGATCGGCCAGATCCTGCATTTCAGCCAACGTTTCGGTGACATCCACAACTAAAATATCCCGCATCAGCGGTGCAACATAGCCACCTTTACTTATTTGAATATCAACACGCTCGGCAGGTGTGTATAAGAAAACTCGAGCACCTGCGTCTGCGTAAGCGGGGTTTCCTAGAGGGGTTTCGCTATCATCAGCGTACAAGGTGGCTCTGGTTTGGGTGCCCTTTAAATACACGTCGATGGTTGCGTTAGGCAGCAGCGCGCCGTCATCATGCCTTGCGGCAAAGAATTGTATTGGTTGCATTTGGGTTTCCCGATTAGGTGGTAAAGGTTATTGCTGTGGCAAAGGTCAGTTCGCTACGGGCGCTACTCCAGGTGTCGTAGGCGGCTGCGCGTAAATAGTAGGTTTGGCCTAAGCTCAGGCCGGTTATGTCTCCGCTTGGGCCTGTGCCTTGGTAACCGACGGTGCCTTCAGTATTTGGGTCAAAACCTGAGTCAGTGGAGTAAACAAATACATAGCCCGCGGCATCTGCTGCGCTGCTGGCGTCGCAGCTTACTGATGCTGTTGTGGCAACCACAGAGGCAGCTGTTCCAGTAACGGCTGCTGGTGCTGTGTTGGTCACGGTTATCAATGTTGGTGCGGCATTGCCGGCGGCGTTCCTTTCTACAATTTCAACTTTGTAGCTGCGTATTACTGCACCGTCGGTAACGGCATCATCACGCAGATAGCTGTATGCAGTGCTGGTGGTGGTTACTTCACGCAGTAGCGCATCAGTATCGGCTCTGCGAATACGTACTAATCTGTCTTCAGCGCGGGCACCCGCCGCCCAGCTAACAGTAAAATAGATGCCTTCAAACGCGCCGACTAGTGCTAAGTTTTGAGCTTGGCCAGGGGCTACCCTTGCTGGCGATAAAAGCACGCTGTAGGCCGTTACATCTGCCAGATCTTGCAAGGCGCGCCCGTACACATTGAATGAGCGAAACTTTAACCAGACGGTGTCGCCAATTTGGTCTGAGGCGTAGCTTTGTTTCCAAATGGCATCGTCTAAACGCACGAATGGCGTTGCCGCCGCATGGCTGCTATTTTCACTACTGAGCCGCCCTCTGCGCAGGTACTCAAGGTCATAAGCACCAAGGCCGGTAATAGTAGAGTCGCGGTAACTAATCAGTTCGCCACCTACCCAGCACAGTGTTGAGCCAGCATCTGCCTCAGCAGTGGTCGCGGCGGTGAGTTCTGCAAATGTTGTTAACTGCACCGACAGCACATTGGTTTCATCTGGATCTGATCCCGCCGGTAATGCATCAGTGAGTTCGCCATATCGAGCTGCACCATAGATTGTGCTGAGCAATCGGTAACTGTCGCCGTCGGTACTTGCCCAAACTTCGCAGCCGCCCCACGCATTGGTTGCGCCTGCCACCGCTGCCCACACTTGAAGCTCGCCGGTTAAGAGTAAGCTTTCGGGTGGATTGAATATAATAGGCGGTTGAACATCGCCGGGGTCGGCATTTTGGTTGCTTTCAAATCCGCTGGCGCTTTGCACTGGGTAACGCTGGGCGCTACCCACGCCGAGTAAGGCATCTTCAGCTACAACCGTGAGCTTGCCGTTGTCATCTTCTTCGACGGAAATGATCCGCACTAGATGGTCAAGTAAACCTAAGCCCGGCTCAGTGATTGTGACTAAGTCCATGGCTTCGAGTAGTACATGCTGCCAGCCCAAGAGAAATTCGTACTCATTACGCACATAGAGTTTGCGTTGAACCAGTAATTGCGCAGCATGGCTGGCTACGTCGGCGTCACAAATTTCGTAGGCTTTGATGGTGTCCATTGGCCGCAAGCCGAATTGCTCGATGGCGGCTTGGTCTGCCGCTTTGGCCACGTCGGTATTGTATTCATGGTTGCGGTCTAAAAATTCGAGCGAGACTTCATTGTAGCTGTCGGCGCTACTGCGAATTTTAACCGTGACCGGTGGCTCGCCTTCGCCGGGTAAAAAATCGTCTAAGCCTAACGCTGCTACTGGGGTGTTGTCCGGCGTCCACGTAGTGCCATTGCCCGTAACCTCCTCATCGCCGTAAGGGACTATTTTCAGCTTACCGCCAGACCAAACCATTTCACTGTTGGTAATCGTCATCCACCGCGATAGCACATCACTTGCCGGGGTTTGCTCATCTAATACAGGGCTGAGCAATAAACCTTCTGCTAGGCAATAGTCTTCGTAGGCGCTCAGATCCGCAATCCACAACGGATCAAAACCAACACCACTTATTGGGTCAGTCAGCAATGCGGGGATAAATACGCCGGGGTTTGCATCTGGCAAGCCGCTGACTTGATAGGGGCCGTCTACCTCAAAAGTATGATTGGGCACCCCTGCGTTGTCGTTTAGTAAATAATCGCTGCCGTAGACATAAGCAGTGTCTGAATACGCCAATGCTTCTAGCGGGTGGTTTGTTTCTAAGTACCCCCACACCGGTTGATCACGTTCGCCAGCGGCAAAATTCAGCCCTATTTGCGCCAAGGCCGTTACGGGGAAGCCGGGAACTAACTCTATGGTTTCAAACACTTCTTTGTCGCGAAATACTCGGCGCACACCTTCCAGCTCGCCCACGCCCAAACCTAAAATAATGGAGGCATAATAGGTATAGGTAGTATCTTTTTGGGTTACCCCGCCGCCACCTTTGCCGCCAGATTTCTTTTTAGTGGTATGGGCTACCGCTTCAAAATCGGTGTAGTAAATAAGGTTTGGACTAATGCGACCGCGCCCAGCTAACCACACAATAGGGCTACCGCTAGCGCTGCGCTGAACTTGCAGGGCGTTTATGCGCGGAGCGCTGTTAGAGATCGTGCCGCTACCACCCCCCATTTTCTACTCCGTAACTATCAAATGTGTAATACAAAACTGGCCTGCTGCTCAGTCGCTCTTCGCGCATATCTGCCCACTCAACGCCAATGCCGCGATAAGAGTGAATGACCCGCCGGTCGTCCATTACCACAGCACCATGGCTGTAAGTGCGGCCAAATTTCCATATCGCCACATCACCAGGTTGTGGCTGTTCCACTGGGTGGCCGTAGGTATCCATCCAACCCAAATACAATTCCTGACCTCGGTGTAAATGCCAGTCTTGGGGGTAGTCACCGGGATCAATTGCGGGCAGCAAACCGCACTGGTTATAGACCTTGATTAACAACCAGGCGCAGTCAACGCCGAGACCACGAACGCGCTGCCGGTGCATATACGGTGTGCGTAACCATGTCTGCACTTCTGCCAACACCGCGGCGCGTTGCTGTTGCTCTAATGGGCTCATAGCGCCGCCTCTGCCACAGGTATAAATGGGAAGCCACGAAAGCGAGCGCGGTTATTAAATTTGTTGGTGCAGGCGCCCAATGTGCGAGGGCAGCCCGGATAGATTAAAAACTCATCCCCTGCCGTGGGCACCGTTGGCAATGCAAGTATTAAGCTGACCTCGCCATCGTCTACTTGATGCCGAACTGTGCGCGCAATACCTTCATTAGCACCACTGGTAAACCGAATAACGCCTTGATCAAAATATCCCGTGTCGTCTGTTATATCGGTCAGAATCACTAAGCCCGTATTTGGCCCAGATTGCACCGTGCCTTCTGCTTCAAACAACGCCCGATCCACACCGCAGTCATCGCTATACACCGTGCGCAAACAGGCAGGTCGATACACGCCGCGCGGCACTTTGGTGTCTAATAATTCGAGTGGGGACTTAACCGTAAGTACCGCGCTTTGACGGTCTGCTGGGTCCACATCTGCCACTCGTCCTATAAACCGAGGCACCGCCCCTACCACCGGCTGCCCCCAATCGGCCATAAACGCTCTTTGGAGTTCAACCGTGGCGCCGTCAAAGCCACGACCAATAATAAAGGGCAATAAAGACTCACCCAGCACCGTGTCTTGCAGCCCCGTCTTTAACGTAATATTAAGCGTATCCACTTCAATACCACGCACCGAGCGAATCCCTGTGCGGGTAATTAGTGGGCCAGACGCTGAGTAATTGTTTCCACCATAGAAAATGGTGAGATCGACGTCGGTGTAACGCAGCACTTGCCCACTGGCCAAGGTGAACGTGTACAAATCGGCCATAACAAAGCTACGGGCCGACGACAGAAAGGCCTTCAGCTCTGGACTCGCATCAATCATGAAAATGTCCGTTAAGGTTTTATGCTGGTGAAAGCGAGGGTTTTGATATCCCAAATTTTAGAAAAAGGCTGACCTAGCCCAAGGGCGTCGCTGTCGAAACGGCATAAGAAAAAGAACGCGCCAGACCACTTTAATTCAGCGTCTAACGCAGGCGCCGTACCAAATGTAATTTGGCCTAGTTCACCCACGGTGTAGTCAAAATTAGCCACACCATCGACCAATACGGCGTCGACACCAGCAATGGCGTATACCGGCTCCACAAATCCGTTTATGCCCCGGCATAGCTGAAAGTCCGTGGTGGCACCATCGCCAGTACCAAAAGTTTGTGCAGTCACTAAATGATCGTAACGATCGAAATAGCGAAACTCCCCAAAAGCGCCCCGCCGCCTATTATAGAAAGCGACTAAGTCAGACCATTCATCTAGCCCAGGGCGCTTACGAACTGCGTTATAGCCCAACTGAAAATGCCACAACGGCGCAGCACGGTAAGACGTGGTTCGAGTGCGACCGCTAGACGCCATTTGGGTGCCTGTGGCCCATTCTGGCTCTTTCTTTTTAAGCAAGGTTTGGCCGGGCATATAGGGCAGCACGTCTTCTTCTACAGCCCCAACATCCGGCAAGCTCGCAATCCAACGCGCCGGCAAAAAAGGACCTATCATGCTATTGATACCCCATTATTACGTCGCAAGCGCTGAAGCTCTTTGGCGATGATGCCAACATTGCGGCGAATCTCAGACGGCGTGAGACGACCACTATTGTCGTGATAATTAATGGTGTCGCCGCCGCCACCTAAACTCCCCTCACCGCTTGCCGCATTACGAATCACATTCGCGTACTGTTTAGGCAATACCATTTCTTGTTCATGCAACTGGGTAAGCGGGTTGGTGCCAGCGGGTATGTCGTAGCCGCCCTCTGCAGAGGCCACGTTTTTGACCAAACCAAATACAAAGGCGCCCGCCGCAGCGGCAGCAATAACTCCCAAGGCGGGCCCAATGATCGGAATCGCGGCCATTGCTGCAAACGCAGCCGCCATGGCTTGGTATCCACTTACAAGAATGTTTTTTACGGCAACACCAGCCCAAAGCAGAACTGACTTAACAGCGCCGGCTTCTTCAGCTGCACCGCGCGCAGCAACACCAGAAACAGTTGCCGTCGTTTTCGCTGCCTCGCCAAAGAGCCACGCCATCAGCGGCTTAGTTACCATGTTGTCAATAAAAGCAACGCCGATACTGCTGAAAATACCTCGCAACAAACCTTGCGTACTCATGGTGCCGGTAAGAATACCGTTCAGGCCAGTTGTCCACGTTTGCTGCAAGCTACCCATCATTCCCGTCCAATTACTACGGGATTCCATGGCTTGATTCTGGCTAATGACTTGCACGTTATTACTGTGCTGGCGCTGCAGATCGAGCATTTGCTGCTGGATCTGCTGAAGCATCACGGGGTTGCGATCGGGGTCTTGCTCCAACAGCAATTTGCGTTGTTCTAAGGCATTGCGTTCAACTTCATAACGGCGATTTTCAAATTCTTGTTGCGCAGCTAACAACTGCTGCTGAGTCATCAAATTGCCTTGCACAGCAAGTTGCGCCAACTGCTCGGCGTGAGCAATGTCCGCCAAGCGGCTTTTTTGCGTAGCGACAATTTCTTGCTGACGCATGGACTGAATTTGCTGCTGTTTTTCACGCTCTATGGCCACAATTTCAGTCGCGGCTTGCTGATATTCGCGGCTGTCTGAACCGTAGAGCTGGGCGCTACGGTCTAAGGTGCGCTGGGCAATTTGCAGGCGCGCATCCATATTATTGCGGTATTGCTGGGCTTGGGCTTGCAAGTCAGCAAATGCCACACCTTCCTGCTGTCGACGCTGGGCGGTAACGGCGGCAAGGTATTTACGCTGCACGCCAATGCGCTCACCCGATTTAATATCCTCACGCTGCAATACGCTTTGCCAGTACTCCGCCTCTTTACTCAACGAAAATTGGTGGTAGGTGCCCTGCTCAGCTTGTTGCTGTTGGTGCGCGAGCTTTTGGGCATCCAAAACCGACTGCCACTCATTCACTCGCGATGCGCTACCGGCGCCCCCGGCGGCATCATCCTCACCGGTGGGCTTATTATTAATGGCGCTGATCAGTGTTTGACGACGCGCAGTGGCCGCGACCAACTGGGCCTGTAATTGCTCTAGTGCGGCCATTTCGCGGCCATAAGCAGTAAGGCGCTCATTACGGCCAGAGCCTGTTGTGCGGCTAGCATCGCCACCGGCAGCCACGGCATCAACCGCCGCTTGTTGCTGGGCAATGCGCTGGGTGAGTTCGGCAATGCCTGAGCTGATTTGCTCGGCATCTTGCGAGGCTAAACGTGCAGCTTGCAATTCAGCTTTGAGCTCGGCTAGATCCTGTTCGAAAGCCTGCTTACTTTTGCCAGGGCGCCGACGATTCGACATGCCGTCCAGCCGCGCTTCAAGCCTAGCAATATCGCCTTCAATTTTCGGAATGCTGCGCTGTAAGCCGCCCATTTCACGAAATATTTCATTAAACCAACGTGCCGTATCGGCAAGCGTGGTGTTCAAGCTAATAAAGGCAGGCTGTAATACTGTGCCAACAGTCGTTTTTAAATCAACACTGCTTTTATCAAGATCTGCTTGACTACCAGACAAACCTTCAGCAGCCTTCGCCGCGTTCCCAACTTGCGCCGTTGTTTCACGCATAATGCCTGAGACTTCAGCCTGTACGCGCTCTGCCTGCGTTAAATTATCGCGGGTTTTACCGATTTTGGCAGCGTAATCCTCCCACATCTTAGAGACGTTTTTGGTTACACCGGCATTGTCGACCAATACCGAATTTTCGTTTTTCAAACCCTCGGTGGCTGTCACTACTGCTTCAGACATACCAAGGCTGGCTTGCCGATTAAACGCCGCCGCGTCTTTTAATCTATTGATTGTGTCCACAGCCTGATCAATGTCATAACCGCGGCTTAATAAATTTTGCAGTGATTTAGCGGCGTCGGTGACTGTCATCAAACCATCGGCAGAGAGCTTTTCAGCTTCTGCCATCGCGCGGCCAATACCAAGCCCCGCATTATTGGCGACAGCCTCTAGCCCCCTAAAAGCAGACTGAGACGCCAGCGCAGCGGCTTTACTTTCAGTGGCAAAATTTTTAATGGCGACAACCGAAAACACCGCCACCATAGACGCAGCCAAGCCGGCTAGGTCGCGCTTTAATTTTCCCCCCACCCAGTTGAACGCATCGTTCGCAGCAGTACCCATTCGAGTCAAACCCGTTTGGGTTGCGACCATATCGCTATTTATGCCACGCAATTCGCGGTTAAACGTAGTGCGCGCATCTTTCATTTTGCGCTCAATACTATCGACAGCTTTATCAAAACCCGCATTGTTCGCCGATATTTGATACTGAATACGCTTTTCCACGGATTTCCCCACGCAAAATACCCGCCGAAGCGAGCCTTAAAGTCGATTAGATTTGCTTACTTAATGAGTGCTAACAAAGGAGTCTAATGCCCCCCGCAAATGCGGCGGCAGATCGTCGCCAAAGTCGGCCGCAAGCTCTGCAATGGTGGCGTCTAAATTGGGTGCAGCTTCGCTTTGGGTTTCGGGTTTGTAGCCCATGTAGCCAGCCACAAGTATGTGCACCGGCGGATGCTTGCCCCAGTATTTTGTCATGCTGGCCACTGTTGGCATGTCCCACTCACGTCGAATAGTAAGCGGACTTTGCCCGGTACTGGCCATCAAATGTGCGTAAAGTTGGCCCCAGTCTATGGGGCCTGAACTTCCCCCACTTCACCCGCCGCCACCGGCTCCATACCAGAGGCGTTCATAACCGCATGCAGCACCTCTTGCATGTTACGTAGGTCGATAAGATTACCCACCTCTGCGCGTTCTAGCTCAGGGTAATTACGACGCAATGCCGCGTGGGCGGCATCGATCACAGTGCCAATTGCTGCTTTGTCCATTGCGCCGTTCATCACGTCGTTGATGGGGTCTAGCAGCTGCTCAAGGTCACCGAGCGCCAACGGCGGTATTACCAGCACTTTGCCGCCTGCAAAGATGTGCTCAATACCAGGTACGTTTACCACGCTCATTCGTTGGCGCTCCAGTAAGCGACCTCGCCAAACTCATCGGCGTAGCCGGTAAATTCAAAGTCTGGAATGGTGTAGTCGTCTTGCTTGGTGGCAATGCCCAGTTTGTTGCTCACAAAATTTGGCACCCGCACGTAAATGGATTTGCCTTTGTATTTAAGGTAGAGCTCGCCTTGAAATACGGGCATGTCACCCATTGGCAGGTTTTTAATGGACAGGCTTTTGCCGGTGGCCACGGTGTAGCGGTAGTCGATAAATACCGGCACGTCTTCGTCTGCTGCGGCAAAGGTGTAGGTTAATGTGCCAAGGTCAAATGTGTACTGGCCAGTAGTGGGTGTGCTGGCAACACGCGTTAAGGCTACGCCGCCGGTAGTGCGCACACCAAGGTCACCGGTAATGGTGCCGCCAGCGGGTGGGGTAACAACGATGGTTGGGGTTTCTGGAATGAGCGTGGCGGTGGTTTCGTGGTGAACCAGCACTTGGCCAGCGGTAATGGTTTGACCAAAAATAAGCTGGTTCCATTGCGCCACACTTATTTGCGCAGACTTGGCTTTGCCGGTGAGCTTGCCCATGCCACGAGCCGCGTCAACAGCGAATTGATCACCACCAAAAAGTTCTTTGGTGTCGAAGGTGACATCTACGCCACATTCTTGCATTACACCAAGCAGAATAGGGGTTGGGTTAGCAATGGCGTTGCCCATGGCGTCCATTAGCGGTGTTGCGTAAAACAAGCCGCTACCAAATGCGATTTGCATAATATTTACCTCAGTAATAAGTGGGGCCAGTGGCCAGGTCAGATGAATTACACAGGTAGGTGAAGCGGTAGCGCACCATGCAGTTGCCTGCGGTGTTGTCGCCCTCTTCTTCTACCCAGTCGGTATAAAACCGTTGCACTCGGTCGGCCATTGGGAATACATCAGCGGCCATGAGTGCGCGGTGAATGACAACCCTGACCTGATCGGCCAGCTTGTCCCACGGGGTACTTCCGTCTGGTGCTTCGCGGGATAGAATTTCCACTGACATTTCAAATTGGCAGCGGTCTACATCAACGCTTTCGCGCTCGGCAGTTTCTAAATCTGGGCTAATGACAATGGCTGGGGTTCCGGCCCTGTTTATTGCCTCTGTGCGGCTACGGTAAACACGATCTTCAACCAATGACCCGCTATTCAACAGCAGCGTTAATGCTTGCTGCATGATGAGTTCTTGCATTGATTCCATGACTTAACCTTGAATTAGAGCTTGGCCAGTGACGCCACACTAAACGCACCGTCGTCAATTTTGCGAAGGTCGCGCAGCCGGTAGCTGTCACCAGCAACCAGCACAACTTTGCCTTGATCAATACCTAGCGATGCTGCTTGGGCAGTCATTACGAGAATTTCGTAATTACTTGATTGGCTGTTTAAACCACCGAGGCCGTGGATTTCATCTGGCATGTCGCGAATGGCCAGAAACGGTTGCCCGTCGATCTCACCGCCCACGTCAAAGTCTTCAAGAAATCCTGCGAGATCCTCTTCAATCATCGCTTTTTACATCCGATTGCTTTTTCGCGGGTAATTTAACTGGCACCGACTTTTTCAGGCGCAAGCGAGCCCGGTGCAATGCGGCTACGTCATCCGATAATTGAATTTCATCGCCAACAGGGATTTTGCTGCCATCGGGCAATAAAAACGGGGTATCAATGACGGTGTAGGTTTTATTGGTCGTCATCACTGCCGCCCTCTTCATTGCTGTCGTCGTCATCTTCGCCATCTAAATCAAGCTCAGAGTTTTCGCCGGCATCGTCATCAGAACCGCCTGCCCCATCATCTCCCGCGTTCTTGCCAGATCCTTCATCACCGCCGCTATCATCTTCGTCATCGTCGACAACTTTGCCGTTAACCAAGGCAGACAGCCGTTGCGCCAATGCTTTGTCTGGTTTGCCGGGAATATCGATCACCTCACCGACTTTGAACATGATCGGCTCAATGATTTCAAACTTGTTCTTTGCCAGATTCTTTAAACAATGCATGCGGGGTGCGGCTTGCGCTTTGGTAAGCACAATGACTCCTGCATACAAAGTTACCGGCAGTTTTACTCGGTACTTGGCCATAACTCAGGCTCCATAAATAAAAAAAGAGGCCTAAAAAGACCTCTTTTTCTTGGGGTTTAGTGGTTACAAAACGGGTGATTAAACCAGTTGGTTAAGCACCGCGTACTGCCAGCGACCAAAGCCCACGTTACGCCAAGTATCTACACCGTATTGGTGAGCATCGTTGTCGAATTCGTACTCAGAGCCTTCTGCTTTTGCCTTCATCACTACATCCGTTTCTTGCTGACGGATGAATGCTTTTAAGCGGCCATCTGTGCGGAATGTCGCGAACTTATCTGTCCAGTTAAGGCGAGTATTGCCAACCACTTTGGTCACTACGTTGTCTGGCATAATAATTTCGCTCATGCCGGTTCCACGCGGAACACTTAACGCCGTTTGCGCTACTGACAGCAGACTATATGGCACCATTACCAAGAATTCGCGCGCCGTTTCGTTAATCGGCTCACCCTGATCATCTTTAAGACTGGTCAACTGGGTAATCGATTTTGATACTGCTTGCTGAAACTCTTCAGGGCTTGGTGCCGTGGCCGTTCCATGCACCGTTGCTGGCAAGGCGCTAATGTCGGTGGTGATCTTGTTTGACTGGGTACCGCTATCACCCTCTGAGTGATCGGTGTCAAAAAAGTACTGGCCGTCGTAGCACAGCTGGGTTTCGCCATTAAGAATGAGCACTGACAACAAGCGCGCCCAATGAGTATTGGTGCGGTCTGCCAGTTCACCAATGCGAATGGCAAGTTGACCTGTTTTGTCTCGACGCAATTCACGAACCAAAATTTCTAAGGTCGCTTCAAAGTGCAGGTTCTCAATGCTGAGTTCAGCAGAGTTAAAGCCCTTGGCGTGACGACCACCGATCCACTCGCGGAGTGTTGGCACCATACCGATCCACGGATAGGTTTCTAGTGCTTGGTCTGAATCAAACAAATTAGAAACAGAATCGATCCAAGTAGTGCCGGTGTTCTGCTCTAAAATCTCATAAAACATGCCTATGATGGCACGGCTCGAAAGTACTTCAGCGCCCATGGGGGAGCCTCCTATTTAAAAGTGAATGAATCAACCGGTTAAGGCTGTACGCCGTTTGCGGCTAGGCTGCTGGGATCGCTTGTGCGGCAAATTTCACAATGCCCACACCGGAACTTACAAAGCGATGCACGTGGCCAATAAGGCTGTTGCTGGTTGCGGTTAAGGTAAAAGTGCCATCTGCGCTGGCATAGACCAGTTTGTGAATGTCGGTGGCGGCCAAGCTGGCGATAGCAAGTTGTGCTTTGCCTTCTTCACGAATGCGCACTCGAATCGCACTGGCGGCACCCGCCGAGTTGTCTGCTTGGCGGTCTGCAAAGCCAGCGAACTGATCACCCGCAACCAAGGCGCGAGCCAAGCCGGTGCCAACAACGATGCCCACTGCTGAGCCTTCAAAAATCTTGGTGGCGGCTGCCACTGGAATTTCATTAATTTCCCCAATCTCGTAAGAACGGGGGGTGTCTTGAGTCAAAGGCATGGTGTTTCTCCTGTAGCCTTGTGGTTGATTCCAGCGTTATTGCTGGGCTTATTTAGCCAGGCGTTTGACCTGACCCCCTTCTTCAGCCTTACGGTAGGCGTGATAGGTTTCAAATTTACCGAACTCTGAGCGCAGCTCTTTGTCGGCATCCCATGTTGCTTTTGCGCGCTCTTCTAGCGGCGCTTCTGGATCTTCATCTTTTTTAGCGGCTGGCGTATTTGGTGTTGGCGTGTGTTTTACTGGGTCTGGTGATTTAGCCCGTAATTTAGCCAGTTCATCACCGCGCAGCGCTTTTTCAGCCGCGATCACTTGGGCAGCCGCCTCCGCACCGCTGGTAACGCCGTCGAATTTAAGCTTGGCGATAAGCTCTTCATGACCCGGTAAAGCAGCAGCTTCTACAGCCTGAATCCGTTCACGCTCAGCGGTAGCCGCTGCGGCGGTAGCGGTAGCAATTTCAGCTTTTGCCTCTGTTGCGCCTGCGCTTTTAATGCTGGCAACTAAGTCGGCATGATTTGCCGCGAGGTATTCGCTGGTGATCTCGGTGGCCAGCACCGATTTAGGGTTTTGGTTGGTAGACATGGTGGTGACTCCAGTGGGTTTGCCGTTGATTTCGGCGATCAGTTGTTCAAGGGTTGATTCGCGGTCGGCCATACCGGCGGCAATTGCGTCGGCGCCTAAGCGCATGTCGCCCTGACCGAAATCAGACAGGACTGTTTCTTCACTAACGCC